GGCGGTGCCGCGCCGGGGGCCGTCCCTCGGGGGCGTGCCGCCCCCGCACTTGGCCCGGAGCAGCTTGGGCCGGTCCTTGGCCAGCCGCTCGACGGCGGCCCGGACGTCGGCCTTGAGGTCGACGGGGCGGCCCGTCTCCTCGTCGAACCGGATGAGGCCCCGGTCGATCAGCCGGGACACGTCCTCGGGGTACTCGAATTCGAGCCGATTGGCCTCACGCTCGACCGCCGCGTCGATCGTGAGCTGGAGTGATTGCGACTCGGCCTCGGCGGCGCGGGCCTCGGCCTCGGCGGCGCGACGCTCGGCGTCGGTGAGCCGCTTGGCCTGCTTGTCCGCCTCGCCGAGCTTGGCGTCCTCCCGCTCCTGCTTCTCGCGGCGGAGTTCCTCGGCCTCCCGCCGATGGGCCGTCGCCTCCTTGTTCGTCTTCGCCAGGGCGGCGCGGGCCCGCTCCAGCTCGGCCTTCAGCTCGTCCGGGTCGTCCGGCACCGGCCGGGCCGGGGGTGCCACCCGGGTCGGGGGCACCTTCGGGGCGGGGTTGCTCGGCTCCTGTCCTTCGGGCGATTCCTTCTCTCGCTCGTCCGCCATCGCGGCGCCTCCGTTCGGAGTGGTTGCGGGGCCGCCGCCGCCCATCGCGGGCGGGAGGGACGGGCCCCGATGTGGTGGGGGGGAGATGCTTCGCTTCGGGTCAGGCGGCCAGGGCCTCGTCGGGTTGGACCGCGGCAGACCCATCAGCCAGGGATTCGATCAACACTAGCTCAAGGCTGCACTGGCACGCCGGGTGGCCGGGGGGATGCTTGATATTTTTATATACGGGATGGTCGCCGATCACGGCGAAGTCGGCGCCGAGGGGGACGGTCCCCGCCGTGGCCGCGATCCGGTGGCATTGGGGGCATGCGTCGGACGACAAGAGCCAGCGGGCCCCCGAGACGACGCCGGACTCCCGGGCAGATTCGAGCTGGGCCATGTGGACGGCACGGGAGGCTTCGCTGGCGGCGATCATCCTGGCCCGATCGTCGGACGCCTCCGTGAAGATCGACTTGACCCGCTTCGTCAGTTGGTCGAGCGACTCGCCGTGATCGACGATCCCGGTTTTGAGTTCGCGGCGGAGGTCGGCCAGCGCCTCGCCGATCGCCTTGCTCGTTGTTTGGTTGGTTGTTTCGCAGAAGGCCAGGGCCGCCCGGTCGATCGCGTCGGCGACGTGCGGGTCGGTCACGCGCCAGGAGTGCGGGTCCAGCCCGAGTACGCCGTAGGTCGACTTCCCGGCCGCGTCCCAGTAGGAAGCCAACAGCGGGTTCATCGCGTCGGCCATGTCGGCGTCGTAGGCAGCGAGCGAGGGGGCCGGGGCGTCCAGGCCGGACCGGGCGAGCTGCGCCAGGACGTCCTCGGCTTGCAATGCGAAGAACCGCCGCAAGACCCGGGCGATGTCGTCGCCCTCGGGGAGGCCGTAGGTGTTGTCGTCGCGACTATGGGCTGTCGACATCGGATGGTCGGGCCCCGGGCCGCTCCCGGCCCTTCGGCCTCGGTGCCATCGCCGCCGGGATCGCGATGCTGACGATCGTGTCCCACATCCAGCCCAGCGTGGCGACGACGGCCCCCCAGAGCGACGTGGCCTCGGGGGGCGGCGGATCGGGGGCCGGGCCGTCCGGGCCGATGCTCACGAGGACTTGCCCTTCTTCCGCTTCGGCGCCTTCCCGGGCTTGCCGGCCTTGGACGCGGCCTCCCGCGCGGTGTCGAGCGCGATGGCCACGGCCTGGGATTGCTTCCGGCCTTTCTTCATCTCAGTGCTGATATTCGCACTAATTGAAGATTTCGAATAGCCCCTCTTCAGCGGCACGCGGCACCTCCTCTCAAGCCGCCTCGGCCGGTGTCTCGTCGGCCGGCGGCGCCGACTCTCCCGGGACGGCGGGCGGGGGCATGGTCGTCGCCGGGGTCACGGCGGGCTGCATCCTGGCCTTGTCCTCGGCCTGCTGCTCCGCCTTCAGCCCCCGGTATTCCTCCATGTCCTCGGCGTCGAACCCGAGCCGTTCCATCGCCATCTCCAGCGGCAGGCCCGCGTCGGCGAACGCCTTCAGGGCCGCCGCCGTCGCCTGCTGCTCGGCGATCCGGTCCAGGTTGTCCACGGCGAAGACGGGGCGGTCGGGCTTGATCGTGAAGTCCAGGTCGCCCCGGGCGTAGGACCCGGCGTCGAACGCCCCGAACCCGGGGTAGCCCTTCTGGGCCCCGATCGAGATCGCCATGCGCAGGGCCCGGACGAGGGCGTCGTCGTAGCCGGCCCGCCGCTGGCTGACCATCGCCTCGACCCGCTCGCGGGCGACCCGGAGGGCGCGGCCGGAGGCGTCCCCCGCGGACGTCGCCATGTCGGCCTGGAGTTCCGGGTGGTCGGCCTCGATCGCCGTCCGCAGCGTCGCGATCTGGGCCGTGGCCGCGGCGATCGGCAGGTTGGCGACCAGCGGGATCGCCTTCGCATTCGGGTCGGAACACCACTGGATCTTCGTGCTCGACCGCTCCCGGCGGCCGTCGCGGGGCCGCCTGATGGGCGGCAGCCCGCCCGCCCAGGCGGCCCCGTCGCAGTCGAGTTCGCCGCCGTCCTCGTCGCCGAGGAACGAGTTGTCGCCCGCCGCCGGCTTGAGCCCCACGTAGAGCCACTGGGCGTCGACCGTCTTGCGGATCTCGTCGTCGACCTTGGACGTCAGGTCGTCGATCTCGATGAATTTGGGGATGTTCGTATGCAGCTCGCCCATCCCCCAGCACTGGCCGATGTCGCGGTGCTGGGCCAGGACCATCGGCACGAAGCCGTACTCCTCGACCCACTCGGCGGGGGCGTCGGGGTCGTCCCGCCAGTTGTAGGGCTCCCCGTCCAGGTAGGTCTGGTAGAGCACCGAATCCGAGCCGTCGAGGCGGTAGGCGACCTCGGTGTACAGGGCGGTGGGGGCGATCTCGGAGCCGTCGCCGCCGGGGGCGAGCCGGGGGTCGGGGCGCAGCTCCTGCAGGACGTACCCGCGGCAGTTGCCCCGGTCGTCCCGCTCGAAGTGCCGGAGGGTCGAGGGGTGGGGGACGGTCAGGTAGACGCGCCCGTTCGCCTCGTCGTCCACGACCGTCAGCGGGGCGTCGCCCATCGCGGCCCCGTACCGCGTCCAGGTCTCCTTGCCCGCCTGCCAGTTGGAGTCTCGGAAAATCTGCGCGATCACGGGGGGCAGGTCGGTATTCTCGGTGACGATGGGGAGCGACGTCGGGCAATCGCTGCCGTCCCCGGCCGCGTCGTCCAGGCCGCCGCCCATCAAATGCCCCGCCCAGAACTCGACGATCCGGTAAGCCGGATTGGCGATCGGCCGGATGGCCGGGTACAGGGCGTAGCTGGCCTTGAACTGGGCCGCCCACGGGCGGTCGTCGCGATAGACGTTGCCCTCGTAGAACGCCCAGGCCAGGGCGTAGCGGAACCGTCGGGCCTGGTAGTCCCCCCACCGCCAGCCGGAGCGGTCCTCGGGGCCCGAGACGAGGAACCGCTCCCGGAACGGGATCGTCCCGTACCGGGCGGAGACGAAGGCCAGGGGGGCGGAGGGTGTCGTCGCTGGCATCGGAGAGGATGGATCGGACCTCAAACCGGATCGCCCCTCAGCCGCGGTAGCCGGCGAGGGGGTTGGGGGCGGTACGGAGGGTGGCGGGCATTTCCTTCGGGGCGTCGGCGTACATCACGCCGTAGCGGAGCATGTCGAGCCCGTGGTCGTCGGCCTTGCGGGGGGCCTCTTTGGGCTGGGCGCCCCCGACCGGCGGCGCCCAGATGTAGGAGGCGAATTCCTCGGCGGTGCACGTCGGCCTGCGGGCGGCGACGAGGCGAGGGTCGGCCTGCAATCGGCACCCCCGATGGATGAAGAGCCGCGGCCTGCCGTCCGCGGCCTTGCGGAGACGGAGCTGGACCCGTTCGATCCCGGGGAGGACGTCCTTCTTGGCGGCGATCGTCCTGATCCCGGCGGCCTCCAAGGTGGCCCGGTCCTCGGCGTCGTGGTCGGCGACCGTCGCCTCGTAGACCTCGCCGGCACTCAGCCGCTTGATCTCCGCGGCGTGGTCGGCCACGAGGCGTTGTGACCAGTAAATCTCGCGGTACAGGTGCGCCCGCCCGTCGTGGTCGAAGGCGATCCACCCGCAGACGAAGGGGTTCGTGTAGCCGAAGTCGACGACCCGGATGCGACGCCAGGAGGGCGGGATCGGGAAGGGATCGATCAGGTGGACCCCCTCGTCCCACTCGTCGTACACAATCCCCTCGGCACCGGCCCACCGGCCGAGCCGGAGTCGCTGATAGCGGACCCCGGTGAGGGCGTCGAGGCGGGCGAGGTAGGCCGGGGTGACGGTCGGGTTGTCCTCGTGGCGGCTCTCCAGCCCGGCCGTCTTGCCGGCGTCGATCCGGCGCTTCAGCCAGTGATACGGGGCGTCGGGGTTGGTGTCGCCGAAGAGCTGCTGATAGGGCATCACCCCGTTACGCAGCCGGCTCGACAGGCTCTCCCAGTCGTTCTCGGCGAGCTCCACGGCCTCCTGGACGTAGGCCATGTCGAACTCGGTCGACATGATCTTGGTCGGCTTGTCCAGGCCGCCGACGACGACCTCGGACCCGTTCGGGTAGCTGTAGGACTGCCGCACCCGCCGCTGACAGTTGGACGCCAGGACCAGCCGCTCCTCGGCGTTCATCACCTTGTCTTCGTAGGTGACGAGGGCCGACTGGGTCAGGCTCTCCCGCGTCTTCCGGACGATCAGCCCCCGCATCCCGGGATAGTCCCAGGCCGCCAAGTGTAGCTTGTAGATACATGCAAGCGATTTTCCAGTCCCCGCGGGGCCGCAGAGGACCACCTCCGGGTCGGAGCGGGCAAACAGCTCCGAGGCGGCCCCGTAGAGGGTCGGCCCCGCATCAAGGGTTTGCGGGCTGTCCATTGGCGAGGGTGGGGCGATTCGGGGCGGCCTCGACCCCGCCGTCGACGGGGTTCTTCCCCTCGATGAAGGCGATCACCTCCATCTTGTCGCGCTCGCCCTTCTCGGCCTCCCGGATGATGTCGTCGGCCCACCGCTCGTACCGCGTCTTGGCGGGGTCGTCCGGGTGGGGCTCGGCCAGTTTGCGGCGGAGCCAGGAGCGGAACGTCGGCCCCTTGGCCCGGCCGCCGGGGTTGCCGGACTGTCCCGGCAGGAACCCCTTGCCGGTGACGCCGCCGACGTTGCTCTTCCGTTGCTGCTCAACGCGCTCGGCCACACTGCACGCTCACCCCGCCCACCGGGACTGGCCCTCGCCCTTGCCCACCTCGTCCGGCCACGACCACACGCCGGCCTGCGTCCTCACGTCCCCGTGC